GCGGTCGCAGCCATGCGCGGGCCAGAGATCACACTGCTGCCGCCGACACCCGCTGCGTTACCTACCGTGGTAACTAGAGGTGCAGAGATCACGTTGCTGCCGCCGATGCCTGCCGCTGTAGCGGCCGTTGCTGCTCGCGGTGCGGACACGGCGAGTGCAAGGGCAACGCCGGCCGCAACTGCCACAGTGGAAATGGTCACAGGCCCGACTGCCAATCTTGGCAGTGTGGCTATGGGTAAGGTGCCTATAGGGCTTCCGCCGGGGGACATGGGTTGATCCTTTAGTGGCTCGCCACGTAAGAATAGATCGCCGCTTTCACCAAAGCTGCAGCGGCGGCTACTCCGGGACCTGTTAGGTCTGTTCCAGCTGTTCGGTTAATTGCTCCAGTAATCGTGTCAAAATCACCACCAGAGAACACGCTGACATTGTCAATAGCGGCCGATTGAGCAGCGCGTATAGTTGACGATGTCGATCCATTGAACAGCGTTGCCAGAACAATAAATATAGGGACCCCGGGTAGTACAGCTTGCACAGTTGCAATTTCGCTCGCCAGAGACGCTGAATATGCCGCGCCGGACGTACCTGCGAACGTGTCGTTTTCGCCTTGCACCCGGATAGCAAATTTTCTGTCGCAAGACATGAGGCCCTTCGCCTTGAACCGATTAGCGAGGGCGGTAATACGATGGTTAAGCACGCCACCAGCCTGCCATTCTGCCGCGTAGCTAGAGCCTACACCACACGATGCTAATATGTGTCTAGCACATTTTGCATCCGTGATGGCGGCGTCGCCGTACTGTATTGACCATGAACCTCCATTATTGCAGGCATTGAGCATGGGGTCTTTAGCTTGGTAAAGTGCACCATCATCCATACTCAAGTTTTGTAGCTTGGCCGTATTAGTCGGCGTGTAGAACGAACCAACAGCGGGATGGTCGCCGTTCGATTGTCCCCATATAAAAGACGCCCAAGTAACTTCACCTGCGGTGAGTGTTTGCGGACTGGCTAAGGTTCGGCCTGACGTGTTGGTGAGCCCGTTGGGGTGCCCCGGCAGGAGATTTTTTACAGCGTTAGGGTCGATTGTAGTGCATCCACCTATCATCAATTCACCACATATCCGTTCATGCCTGAATAGTTTGCTGTCGGGTCCCAAGTTTGAGTATCAGCCCCTGCCCCTGCTTGCAGCCAAACGAATTCATGGTACCCGACACCGGGGTACCCAAGGAATTCTGCCTTTACAATATTGCCCTGCGCCGACGTTAGCGGCAGCAAGTTTACAAAGCCTCCAGCAACTTCGGTCGTGGTGCTGTCTAAGCCAATACCGACTTCGGCAAAGCGAACCGTTGCAGTGCTAGTGGTGACGAATGACCTCGCAAATATTTCTGCGTAATGCCCGCCGACACAATTGAACACCGCAATCTTGTTGTTCGCGTCTGCGCGGTACTGCCGAAATGCAGCGACCGAGTAGCCAAAGGTTGTTCCGGTTGCATCGGTTTTATATACTGGTCTCTGTTGCACGTTGTAGAGATTTGAAAGCAAACGTTTCGATTTGCTTTCCGTAGCCTGTCCATCCGCCGTCGCACGGAAGCCACCCACGATAAAAAACTGTCGAGCAGGGATGCTCACAGTATTACCTGATGCACTGCCGAAGCGAACCGTCATACTGACTTTATTGACGAGCCTTCCCCTGAACACTTCAGGCTCGCACGTGCCGGCACCGGTCCCTGTAGTTGTATCAGACGCCCAAGCCACGCTGGTGCCCAACGTGATCGCGCCGGCGTTCATAAATAGCCCAAGGAAAAAGTTTTTCCCTGATTGGTGGTACCCAGTGTGGGCTGCAGTAGGGTCGAGCGCTAACGTCAACTCAGCAAACTGGGTTGGGGTAAACATAGAGCCGTTGTAAAGCCCTGCTTCATCGTTAGCGCTTGGCGTGAAAAATATATTCGTAGCAGCTGTAACATCTGCTTCTGCAACAGCCACTCCTGAAGTCAAAGTCAGTCTTCCCCACGGGACTAAATCTCTAGAAATATCCGAAGCGAGAGCGACTATACCTACATTCGGAGCGGCGGAAAAAGCTACCTTCGCTGTTGTTCCTAAATGGTTAGCGAGCACTGTCGTACGGGCTAGTGTAGGTCCTGTAGTAGAGTAGGTTCCAATTCCAATTTCCCACTCGTTCAACGACGAGCTCTCAGCTCGATACGCATACGTAATGGTATCAGCAGCGCCAGCCGTTACCGGGAGCCTGTATCCTTGAACGGCGGACGCGGGTACAAAGTCGCCTGTGCCAGACGATGTTGCTAAAAAGTAAACTGCATCAAGAAAGCTCGGCACCGGTTATCCTTCGGGAAGGTTCTCTTCCAGCAGTTTATTGACGCACGCTTTGGCTTGATCGCGCGCCTTGAGAATGATCGCACGCATTTCTTCCGGATCGGTGATACCTTCTTCCTGTGCTTTCGCAACGGCTTCAGAGATCACGCGTTCGTAGAACTTGGCGATGGGCGCTTTGGGCGCGCCGCTTAACGATGCTCCACCAGTGTTCGCGGACACGGCAACCGTTTCGACGATCCTAGGCTCAACTTTTTCTTCAGACATCAGTCCTCCGTAATGGTGCTGGCGGTCGTGATGCGCACCGTGACGCCGTTGCTGACGTTCACGTTGGGGGTCAGCGTTCCGCTGTACAGAATTTTGGTCGCACCCGAAACTGCAACGCCGACGCTGAAGTGGGGGCAGGTTACCACGGTGGGTAGCGTCGGGCCGGTCGCGGCGGGGAAGTCGATGCTCGCTACTGGCGAGGTGCTGCCGGCTGTGCTCGCCGTCATGCCGCCAGTGGTACGCGCCACCGGCACGCGTGCGTAACCGGTGTACGTGGCTTCGCTGGTCGCCTGCGTGCCTGCGTCGCCCGGGTCCGCCGTATGGAGCGCCCAGAATAGGTTCGTGAGCGGTGACGACGCGGCGTTGTCCGCGATGTTCGCAATCGCGGTGGCGTTGAAAATAAGCTTGAGAAGATCATTCTCGAACGTGTCGCTCTTTGACATGGTCTCTCCTTATGCTGGCCCGCCCCAGCTTCTCCGGCCCTTTTGAGAGCCGCTGGAGAAGCCGGCCGGGAACACCCAAGCCTGCTGACGGTATGTGTTATTGCGTGTCCACTCGACCCGAGCGGAAGCTGTTTTGTTCTTGAACTTGCGCATGTGGAAAACACTGAGCTGTGTGTTCGTCCACGGCTTGTTGGGCTGCGACATCATGTTCCCGAGCAAGCCGTCGAGGATGGCGTCGCGATACTTCGCCAGCACCCAAGCTGGGAAGGTCACGTAGCCGTCCCGCTTAGCGGGGTCCTGCACCGTCAACGCCACCGTCACGACGTACACCTTGTCGCTACTGGGCTGCGAAGCCAGTGTCAGCTCCCCGGGGGTGGCCATGGCCGCCCCAACAGGCGATCCGCGACCGGTCGAAGTACTCGTCGGCTTGTCGAAGACCCACAACAACTTGTCGATCAGCGATGGGCTGCTGGACGTGACTTGGTAGATCGTGTTCGCCGGGTCCATCCCGGGCACGGTGAGTTCGATGTCCTCATTCCAGACGTTCGAGCCCTTGAAGAACTCGTCCATGACGTTGAACAGCTCCCGCTGCATCAACGGGTCCGTCGCGCCGGCGAGCCTATCGCGCGCGTTGTTCATGAGCCGGGTGATGTCAGCTGCTGCCATTACGCCACCTGCAACAGTTTAGCGGTGGCCATCTGCAAGAACGCGGCCGCGCGCTGATCCTGAACTTCTTCATCGTCGCGGAGCTGCATCATGCCCACGCAAAAATACGCCAGCGACAGCCGGTACATCTCGTCCATGGGAACGACTACAGCCTGCGAGGCCGCGGAAAACGTGGGGGTGGTGACACCCGCAAACAGGTCGGGGCGGAGCTTCTTGGCTTCCGGAATTGCGATGGATAGGGCACGGCAGATGCTCGCGTCAGAGTACCTGTACGGACTGTTCTTCTCGTCCTGCAGGAGCTCACGCACGAAGCTGACGTAATCGGAGACTAGCTCAAGCGCCATGGTGCCCTCTAAGTTGGTGGGAAAGGGGCCGGTGTTACCCGGCCCCGATCACTTAGACGGTCTGTGCACCCGAGGTCACGGACTTGACGATCACGGCCTGAGCCAGCGCGGTGCCGTCGAGCACCTTGTAGCCGTAGACCTGAAGGCCGCGCATGATCTGACCGAAGGTCAGTTCGGAGCGCAGCGTCTCCATTTCCGTCATCTGCGTCGCGAACGTGAGCGCGTGGCTCTGTCCGGCGTAGATCAGGAACTCGCCTGCAGCCAGCCCGGCAGCGGTGCCGAACGGGATCAGGTTGGAGGTGTACAGGGTGAAGCGATCCACCATGCCCAGCCGGCCGTTGCGCAGCATCGAGACGCCGTCGCCCGACAGGTACGCCTGACGGAGCTCCGAACGCTTGACCATCGTTGCGGCCCACGTCGGCATGATGATCCAGCGGCCGCTCTCCGGGATGTTCTGCTCGTCGAGGGCCTGACCCAGACGCAGCATGACCGTCAGGATTTCGACGTCGCCCGCGCCCGCACCCGTGAGGGACGAGACAACGGACAGCGGCGTACCGGTGACACCGAGGTTGAGCATGCCGGTGATCGCGCCGGCGGTCAGACCGCGGTTCGCGGCAGCAGCCTGATCCTTGATGCCGAGCAGGACAGCCCGGTCGATCACGATCTTCATCTGCTCCGCGGCGTCTTCGGACCACATCGACATGAGCGAGATGTCGGACTGAACCTTCATCACGTCGTCGAGAATGGTGTTGAAGTAGTTGCCCTGATCGATGTTCAGGACGACCTTGTTGCCCTGCGGGCGCTCCAGCTCCAGCGCTGCGTCGGCGAGGTAGGCACGGATCGTAATGGTCGGCTTGGTGCGGATATGCACCTTGTCGCCGTGACCCTTGATTTCGCCTTCATAGTCGGTGTTCGAGATCGCGGCCAGAACAGTGGACGCGTAGAACTTCTCGATGAGCTTGCCGCTCCAGATTTCCGGGATGTAGCCGGTGCCGGAGAGGCCGTTGCCCGCCGAACCAGCGGGGTAGATCGGAGGGGTGGTGACCCCTGATGCGACAGGAAACGCCATAGCGCTTGAGCCCTTTGTGCTGAGAGATTGGGTTTACCTTGCCCGAACACGTCCCTCACGCTGCGCTTTGAAGAGTTCCTGCTCTAAGGCGTTGAACTCTTCTTCGCGGCCAGCGTACTCGCCACGCCGTTTTGCAGCATAGAAAGCGGTGACGTCGTCGGTGGTGATGATCTGCTTCTCAGCCGGGGCGTTGGTCTGCGCCGGAGTTCTGGCTCTGCCCGGTGCCGCCAGACTTTCCAGTCCCGGTTTCGGCGGCTGTTGAGGAGCGGCCGGTGCAGGGACCAATTCGTCGGCGGGGGTCGTAGCAGCCAATTCAGAAATGAAGCCTCGGAAGAAAGCCAGAACACGGGGAGTGTCGTTCTCCGCGTACGCTGACAAAAGCATGCTGTGACGAGTAGCACCAGAATATTGATCTGGCAAGGCCAACCACGCTTTGAATGCGTCGAGCTGGTTTATGTCCTGCCAGTTCGGCACCGCCTCCGTAAGCTTGGCGTGCATCGCCTGCTGCGCGGTCAGCTTGGTCTGGCGCACAGTTCCGTTGAGCATGCCTTCCAGCCGGGCCACCGTAGCCTTGAGTTCGGCGACTTCAGGGGAGACGATCTCCCGCGCGCGCCGGCCCATGACGTCCAACATCTCGGTACCGAACTGCTCTTCCTCTTCCGAGGTGATCAGTTTCGAATGCGTTACTGGGGCAGCGGGCGGCGGCGCGTTCTTCATATCCTGAAGCATCTGCTCCAGCGCGCCCATGCGGTCGACTGCGCCGGCGAGCTGCTGCTCGAGCTTTACGCGTCGTCCTTCCGCGGACCGGTACCGCTGCTCCCAAGTGCTGTCCTCGTTACCCGTGGGGGTAACTGGCGGCGTCGGGGTCGGCTGCGGAGTAGGCTGGGGCTGAGGTTCTGCTGGCGGCACCACCGGCGGATCAACGATGGTGATGCCGTCTTTGTTGGTGGTCGGCGAGGCCATCTTGGGCTCGGGTTGCACCTGATCGGGATACGCTGCGCGCTGGGCGGCTTCGGCCGCGGCTGCTGCTCGCTTGACTGCTTCGGGGATCACGACGTCCGGATCGACGGGGCGGTTGTTACCTCTCAGGTCGGATACTTTGGTGGCCATTCTATTCTCCTTGTCGGCACGGCTAGGCGGTGCGGACGGTTCGGCTGGGTGTTAGGCCAGCGGTTAGAAAAAACCCCGGGGTGTGAGCCCCGGGGTAAGTAGGGAGGAAACGCCCGTTGGGGCACTTCGATCAGACAGAGGCATGCGCCTCGTGTCAAGTCGTTAAGCGATCTTGGTGACGGACACCGTGGTCGCGGTCAGGATTTCGATCTGGTAGCGGTTCGCCGCGCCAATCGCGGTTACCGGGCCAACGACGGTGACGTTACCGCCGTCGCCAGTGCTCAGCGTGATGGCACCGGACGACGTGTTGTTGTTCACGATGGCGAAGTCCGTCTTCGAACCAACGCCGGCGTTGGCGTTCAACGCCACCATGCGGGCGATGATCGCTGCGGCAGTGGCGGTGGTGAACGACACAGCACCGGTCTGGCCGCTATGCTCCACCACACCGCCTACCATTTCGGTGGCGGTGAGGGCGATTGGGCCTGCGCCGGTCTTGGCCGTATAGGTTTCGCCCTGCAAGGCGTTTACCATCATCGCGAGGTACTGGATCGCAGCCTCGTCCGAACGAACACCGTCCGGCAGGTAGGGGTTATTCGTACCCATAGTTGAAGTCTCCTATTGCTATTTGATTGCTGTGGTGAACAGGGAGGAGAGGTCAACGCATTGCTGTGCCCGTCCCTGCGCTTTTAATACCTTGTCGGCCGGTGCTTGTACACAGGCGTCGCGAGCTTCGTCCGTGTACACTTCGAAGGCCTTGATGAACGCCGCCCAAGTTTCCGGCGCGGCCCTCGACAAGCGGGCGGCAACAGCTTGGAGCTCGTCCTTGGGTTTCGGAGGCGTGACTGTCACGGCTTCTTACCCACTACGTTCGGGCCGTTCCTCACGACATTCGGCGCAGCCTTGGCGTAGTTGTTGATGGAGGGTCGCTTCTTAACGATATCGTTAAGCGCGCCGCGCCCCGGAAAAATTCGTTGGCCGCCCTTGCCCGCGTGGTGTGTGATTTTCACGTCTCACCTGTAAGGCCGGTCTGCCCAAAACTAGGTATCGCGCCGTCGAAAGTCACCTGCGATCCTTTACCCGTGTTCTGCTTTACGCCTTTCAGCAGCGGCGATTTGGCCCCCGAAGTCGAAGCCCCAAGTTTGGCCTTCGGCATTTTCTTGCTGCCGCCGATCATCAATGTGGACTTCGACTTCGTGGTTGCCATGTCAGCACTTGTCCTTCGACAGGGCCTTGCGGGCACCGGGCTTGTCGCCGGACATGCCGCCCTTTTTGGCCGGAAACTTCTTCATCTCCGACGCCCTGCCGCCTTTGCCGCCCTTACCGAAGGCGGGGGCCTGCTTACCTTTGAACGGGTTCTTCGCCATGACGCCCGCCCTACTTGCCCGACTTGCCGGGGACGCGGGTGCCGGCAGTCTGCTTGCCGAACATCTTGCCGGAGCCGCCCTTGATGAACTTGGCCCCGCCACCCTTGTCGGCTTTCCCGGAAACGCCCGGGGTCTTGGTGCCGACGCTCTGCTTGCCGAACATCTTGCCGGAGCCGCCCTTGGCGAACGCCGGCTTGCTCGAGCTGATAACCTTGGACTTGCCTGTCATTCTTCTCTTCTCCTGTTACTGGGGACCACCGGTGATGTTGACCCGCGGGCCCGCGTCTCCAGTGACGTTTCCACCTTTCGGTGCCTGATTGCCTTGAGCCTGCCCCGCTGCGGCCGCGGCCTGCTGCTGAGCCGCCTGCTGGCGTTCCTTGAGCACGTCGTCCGACGGCACGATCTCCGCCCCCGGCATGCCGATGCCTTCCGATACAGTCCTGAGGACCTGCGCACGCCCCTCCGGCCCCATGATGGCCGTGTCAATGGGGTTCGCCGTAATCTGCAAGAACTCGAGCTGTCGGCTGCGCTGCGTCTCGCGCTGGATCGCGACCGTCACACCCATGACCCGCACGCTCTCCTCGCCCGTGAGGAGCCCGCTGTTGTCCGTCATCATGATGATGTCGTAGAGCGCCGTCAGCAGCGGATCGAACACGTCGCGGTCAATGTTGGCAGCGACGGCCT